GTCTGACCTGACACCATCTGCATAGTGTTGACGAAGAATAGTCACCCTATGTTTTGAGAGAGTAGTTTGGCTGAATTTGACCAGCATCCCGAATTTCAGACAATGTGAGATGATTTTGTTAAAAATAGCTTGCACTGTTTCCTCAGAGGCCTGAAGTATCCTGATGAGAGCATTTACATCGTCTGAATATACCATTATTTTAGGAACTTCAATGTCTGTCATGTATCTTAATAGTTTCATTAATAACGTAGTATGTAATGTCCAGAGGGGATTTAACCAGCCTTCAATTCCTCCAAGTTGTCCTTGACTTAGAATCACTTCATCTGTAAATTCATCATAATGATAGACATCTAATGTTGAGAAATAATTCGGCAGGTCTCCCCATCCTTCTTCACCAAACAACAGTCCACAGAACTCTGCCAATTCTGAAGTGTTTGTTGCTTGCATTGACTGATTATGACCTTCAATATCCAATAACAGAGAATACATATCATCTTGACGTAACTTTTGAGCTGCACTATGTATTACTTCTTTCCTCTTTTTATCTGGAGGGGTCATCAACTGTTCGTCAAAGTAACTTAAAGCTTTTTTCATCCTTGTAGTTACGAGACTAAGGGAGTGCTTATCAGATAATTCTCCATTAGCAAACAATCTTGCCTCGATTTTCTGTTCCCTTTCTTTAGGAATGAGTCGAGTTGGGTGCTCAGATGGAAATGGATTTTCAAGGTGATGGCATGAATATACTCTCTGTGTCTTTGGGATGAATTTCCCTTGGGAAAAGAAGTCTTTAAGTACATAATCTTCTTTTTCGATTACCTGTAAAAGTTCCTTGCGACTGTCACCAGGACCGAATCGAACTTCTTTTTTCAATGCTCCTTTGTCTTTTGCAAATTCTAGAGCATCATTAGTCAATTTGTTATCCATACAGTTGAATATAGTAACATCATCCCACCAACTGAGTGGTAAAGTCTCCAGTTGTTGATATTCTTTTCGGTTTAGTTTCACCTGGATCAATTTAGTCTTCTTTATTTCTCCTCTGAGATTCGGGGGACTACCGTGTCGTCTGTGGTAGGCTATAGTGAATAATTGTTTAGCTAATCTAGTTATATTCTTGACTGAGTCGGTATCCACCGGTCTAGGGGTGTGAACTCTTT